TGTCTCTTTCATCAGAGACAATCGCTTCGTTTGCGATATCTTCAATTTCACCGTCACATTCTGGTTGTTGTGCAATATCACGATATCTTCTTATTAAGTCAAGTTCATTTTTATCACGCCCATCCATGTCAAGCACAGATGCATAATGGCCACCACCTGATACAATATCAAGGGTGCCATCATCAGATGGGGGAGCGGTGAAACCATCACCACTCCCTTTGTCTGCTCGTGTAATTCTGAAACCAAAGAGTTCAGCCATACTATAATACTCCTAATTTTACCCAACTATTTAGTCGGTTTGTAAAACTAGATTATACGCCGGCATTAAATGACGTATAGCGCCAAGTAATATCAAAGGTTTCAATGTCACTTACTGTGTCCATGCTCAGTTCGATTGGAGCAAGTGCCTGTGGCCAACAACTAGTTAGAGTGTACTGTTTTAGAACAGTGTCATCTCTGTCAAGTTGTTGTACTACCATATCGGCAGTATAATCAGTAACATTCGTAACACCAGTATTGGTATCAAGGTCATTGATACCATTCATCCATCTTTCCATACCGTTCCTGATTGCAAAATCAGTATCGTTAAGGACTGTGGTTGTCCATGTTTCAAATGTTCTGTCACCAGCGAGGAACAATTGTCTACCTCTGAAGTTCACAGTAATCTCAGGGATTGTCTGGCCAGGCAGACTTGCTGCCTTAATGAAGAACGATGAAGTTCCCAATGGTAAACCAGTTGCAATGCCTGGCGGTGTATTCAGAATAACTCTGAATTGGTTTGCTCTCGCACCGCCACCGATAAGTTGAGCTTTAAATTGATCTATAGTTGCCATTTATCCTCTCCTTATCCTGCTATCTCTGAAAACTCAACACCAGTTCGTACTGCTATGAAGTTCAGTGTGATGAAGTTGATAGAACGTGCTGGTTTGATGTATATGTCACCAATAAACTCGTTTCTGTCAATTACTTCACCTGTGTTATTTGTTTCATCACAGATTACTTTAAAGTCTGTGATACCTCTTCTACCTTGAACATCTCTCAAGAAAGGTTCAATCAAGTTCTTAAATTGTGCTCTTGTAAAGTCATCGTTGAATTCAAAGAGTTGGAACTTGGCTGCGTTAGCAATTGCCTTCTCAAGAACAAGGAACAATCTACGCACGTTAATTCTGTCAAATGCAGAAGGTCTTGCGAGGGCTGTCTTGTCACCAAAGAGGAATGTTCCCTGTCCTGCCTCAGAGATAACTGGGTTAATTCTGGCAGGGTAAAGAATATCTCTTTGTGCCTTGTTTGGGTTGAATGCAAGTTTAACTGAACCACGAATCTGTCCTCTGTTCAGTCCGGCAGGTGAGAACCATGCATCTGCGACTTGGTCAGTATTCGCACATACACCAGCAATGTCACCATTCAACGGAATGAAACGGAACACATCGTTATATCTGTCATAGATATATTTGTATCCAGTGTCAAACACTGCATATGAGGAACTTGAAAGTCCATCAAAGAATGCCTTAACTTGTGCAGTCTGTGTAATTGAACTAGGAACACTAACAACATCTTCTCTACGAGGAGAAATGAATGCAATACAATCTTTTCTTGCCTCTACTAGGTCAATGATATTAGTTGCATGAGTTACTCCACCAGTTGATGGTAGTGATGAACCAGCCATCACAAGGTTAATATCAACTGTTGCTGAGTCTGCAAAGAATTGATATGCAGTATCTAATTCACCGACTGTTGGTGCATCGGCAGAACCGTCTACTCCTCCAATAAGAGCGATTTCAATAACACCGCCTTTACCAGCTGTTGTTGTAAATGTAGCGTCATCTGCGACTCTTGTTGCAGCGGTATCTCCTGCCTCAGGCAAAGTCTGGCCACTGGCCGAAGGATGACTTGTCCAAAATACAAGACTTGAAGCATTGTTAATTACATTAACATAGTAGTTAGTTCCACCCTGTGATGTTTTTGCATCAAATGCTTGAGATACAAAAGAGTAAACTTCAAGAACTGAACCTACTCTATTACCGGCAGTTCCATATTTAGAACCACTGATTTCTCCTGTTGTGTCAAAAACAACAACGTGAATTTCATCATTGGTAATATTTTTACTTGATGCCCATGTTGATGTGCCAGGTGCCGCATCTACTTGGTCATAAAATTTCCAACGTCTACGAACATTTGTTGCCGCAACCAAGGCAGATTTAAGTCCACCACCGTTAGGATTATCTAGTTGTCTAATGTGGATATTATCAGTTTGAATCAGAGTAATTTCATACTCTGTTCCATCTGCTTCTTGGAAGTGAACAATGTCACCGACATTGAACTTCCCTCCACCAGCACCAGCACTACCGCCACCATTGTCGATACCGACAACAGTTGCACCAATAGCAGGTGTTCCTGTAGTTACGCCGAGTGTACCAGCGTTCCCACTAAATGTTTCTTCAAATGCAGTTGCGTTAGAACAAATTGACACTCCGATAGAGTTTCCTTCTGCTCCAGGCGATCTTGCTGCGAAGGCACCTAATGCTGCCTTTCCACCGTAATCCTGAGTACTACTTGAACCATGATTGAGGAAATTATCCTCATAATCAGTTTCGTTTTTAATTAATTCTGCTGCACTAGCAGAAGAAACATGGGCTGCATTTTTCATACCTGCCATTTCGGCCCGTACTACTCTCAATGCATTACCGTATTGTAAAAAACTAGCGCCAGTAAACCATGTCTCAAAGTTATCTGAGTCAGGTGTACCAAAGACTTTTACCAGTTCTTGTTCCGAACTAATTGCAGTTACTTCACCGACAGGGCCTTTGTTGTATTTGCCTGCGATTGCACCTATAGAGGTGGATACTGCTGGAACAATATTGGTCAGATCAATCTCTTTGACTAGAACGCCAGGCGATACTTGAAATGCCATCTTCTTTTCTCCTTATGGGTTCATTAATATAAAGTTTCCAAACTTACATCAATATTTATAAAAAACTCACTCTACACTAATTTTTTATAGGTTGTTTGCACATAAATAATTCTATGTCAGAACACTATCAGAAATACAAAGAAACGATTAAAAAGGTTTCTCAACGCAACTACAGGGCTCGCAAGATATGGGTAAACGAATATCTTGGTAATAAAGTCTGTGGTTACTGTGGGGAATCTGAAACTGCCTGTCTCCAATTTTATCCTCACGAGAGGAAAATTCGTTCTCTTACTAAAAGAAAAGGTTTGAATGAACAATCTAGAACTGAAGTAAATGATTTCATCAATAAGTCAAAGGTTGTTTGTGCAAACTGTTTTCTAAAACTAGAGAATGATATTATTGATATTATGTAGGGTTTTAATGTTTTCTACCAATCAGAATCATAACTACGAACTACTGGACTCCATCTTGTTCCATACTCATCAATCATAGTTGGGCCATCGTGTCCTAGTCCATCATCAATAAATCCAAATGGTGCCATGTCTTGTTCTAGTTGGTGTTGTTGTTCATAGAACATTCTAGCACGAATATCATCATCTGTCAACTCTTTGAAGTATGTCTGTTCTACCAACCAAGCAAACAATACGCAACACATTGCCAAATCGTCTGTGTGTCCTTCCTCTGCCTCATACGATTGTCCTTTGAGAATAAAGGTAGAGAATTCATTAATTAAGTCGTAGTCTGTAATAATTAGTTTATCTGTCTCAATAATCTGTTTAAGATTGGAACAACCTAGTTTTTTTACAGCCTTTGTTGTCCTTACCCCAAGTTGCGCTTTTCCACCGCTAAAACCACCCCCAACGACTTGACCTGCACGACCTCGCATACTTGCCATAATAAGGTTCTCATACTCCAAGTCAAACTGTAGTGCAGTTGCAACTTGTTCACCAATATCATTTACTTCAATTAGAGTGTATGCTTGATTATATGCTTTCGCAACATCGTGAATTACATTAGGAAAGAGAAGGGGTTTGATTTCATTGTTACGATACTTTGCAACAATCCTGTAAGGAACTGTAGAAACATCAAATACGATAAATGCAGAGTAATCATTATTAGTTCCTCTTGCAACATCAGCCACAAGAACATATGTTGACTTTTCTTTTGGTTTCTCATACATATCCAATCCAGCATTAGA